CATGGTAGTAGAAATACGCTGTGTCACATCGCTCTACCGAGCGGAAGCAGGTTGCTGCAGGGTTGGAATGGTATTTGGTCCGCGGCTTGTAGGTGTAACCGAGTCCTACCTATTTTGCTTATAATTAAAAAGGCGCTCCGGCGTCTTTTTTCTTGACTAAATACTCTATAATGTTTAAAGCCGTAAAAGAAATAATATGGCATCTTACATGCTCTAATTGCAACAACTGGTTTACATATGCTACTATGGAAGAAAGGTTGTGCATAGATAGATTCTATTTCCATTGTCCACACTGTGGCAAGCAAGGCGGCGTAAAAAAAGAAGTTGACAAACATAGTAATCAATAGTATATTAAAGGAACAGTTAGCCGGTTCGCTACAGTTGGAGAGGTAGGCTGGTCTCCAAAACCAGTGCGTGAGCTGAGTAGGTTCGAATCCTACAACCGGTGCCATTCTTTTTCTTAAATACGCTATGCTTCATAATTATGGAAAAGAAAAAATTAAGAAAGTACGACAGTCTGTAGACTATGCTGTTTTCTTTGTATTTCCAAAAAATCAGGACATTGATCCAAGGTTTATAAATCTACTTGAATTTCAAATATTCTATATACAGTCGCTAGGTTATCACGCAGATATTGCTTTAAATTATAAAGATGTTATAGCAAAAGCACAAGCACTCGATTGTAAATTATTTGCTTGTCTTCCAATAGATTATTATGTAGATTGGAATAAAAAACTGTTGGATTGGATGTTTAGATCATTGTATCATGTTCATACTGCCGCTGGTGATAAAAATTTCTTTTTTGCTAGTTTAGATTATGCAAAAGATAATGAAATAAATGAATATGAATGGAAAATAGATCACAACACTTTAGAATATAGTGATATAATTAGAAAGATTAAACATGGAACAAATTACTATGAAGATTTTGATTTTGAATATGAAAAAGTAATTGACAAAATTAAAAAAAATTTTAAAATAAAAACTTATATTTTACCGTGGCAAGACACCAAAACAAAAAATATCATTAAAAAATTAAAAAACTGTGACATATATCTTTACAGTGATAATGAAATAGATTATAACAACAAAACAATTAAAAACAAATTTGTTTTAGATCTATATAGTAAAAAATCTATTGAAAATTTTATAAAAGAAATTAAAAAAATAAAACCCACTACATATTTTTATACTGGTACTGAGTTTGTAGATTTTGATAAAGCAATGTTTTACAATACCAGACAACGGTGTGAAATTGCACAAGACGTTTATAAGAAAATAACAACAAATAATTCATCTATATATTTTGGAGGAGTTTTTCCTTGGGGTCCGCAAGATATATTTAAGTATCCTAATTATCATGATTGGATGGGATATAGATGGAATTTAAATAGATTTTAACCAAACTCTAACATCATATTTCATAGCAAATTCTACAGCATCGTCAACATCATTTACAATAGGTTTGCCCTTGATATTAAGGCTTGTATTCAGCAACATTGGACAGCCTGTTTTTGCATACCAATGTTCTAACAATCTTCGTATTCCGCTACCATCTGGTTCAACCACTTGGACTCTGCTTGTTCCGTCAAAGTGAGTGATGGCAGGATACAAGTCTGGATGTTTGCAACGGGCGGTAAACTGCATATAACTATTTGCTGGCCCGTCAAACTGTTCGGCAACATGTTCACTGAGCACTGCTGGAGCAAATGGTCTGAACTGTTGTCTGCGTTTAATATTGTTGACTTTTGATTTAATGTTATCCCCACGAGGATCAGCAAACAAACTGCGATTGCCTAAAGCCCTTGGACCAAACTCTGCCCTGCCGTTAGCAACACCACAAATACCTGTGTGTAAAAGTTCTTGAACAGTTTCTTTGACAGGGTATTCTCCTTTTATTTCATATCCTAGATAAGCATGTTTGAATTCCATGTGCATCTTTTTGTGTGCAAGAACTGCACCAATAGCACTTCCACTGTCTCCAGGGTTTGGCATAATCCATGCTTTGTCAAAGTATTTTAACAGAATATGATTCGCAGAGCAATTCAAAGCACACCCGCCCATGAACACAATATTCTTACTTGTTGTATTTTTACTACACCATTCAACAATATTTTCAAGCACAGTTTCATAAACCCATTGAGTTCCTGCCGCAATATTAAAGTTGTGATCATCATCTAGCTCACTCCGCCAGTCTCTACAACCTCTGTGTAAATTTTTTTTAAATTTGATTGGTAATTTTATGCTTTCGAAAAAATCATGCATGATTTGATGCCTATAGTATCTACTGTCACCATATGCTGCCATGCCCATAAGAATATATTCATCTTCGTTTGGTTTTAATCCTATACGTTGTGTCATAGCACTGTACCACAAACCAATAGAATGGGGATAGTTTTGCGAATATATTTTTGTTAGTTTATCACCTTGGCCCTGCCAAACTGTAATAGTTTCAAATTCTCCTATGCTGTCAATACAAAGAACTACAGCGTCATCAAATTGACTGGTATAGTATCCTCCTGCTACGTGACTCAGATGGTGATCCACAGTTTTGATAGGTGCGTTAATGTTCCATTGTTGTAAATACTTTTTTATATTATTTTCAGCAAGTGTTATGCCTTGACCAGCACGAAACTGACGCCAAGTTTTCTTTAGAGGTTTTTCATACCAAACTATTTGGTCTGGTTCTCCCCATTGACGTGCATAGTCAACAAGTTTTTGATTTAAATGTGCATCATTTTTTATGCCGCTGAATCTCTCAGACTGACTGGCAAATTCCAGTCCTTGATTTGTGAATACAGCAAGAGATGCATCGTGGCTATTGCCACTAATTCCCCATGTAATCATTTATAGATAAAAGGATCCTTTTTCCTTAGTTGCTTTAATCTTTTTCTAAATTTGTACCAATCGTAAAATTTTCTAAAAGGCCAAAGTAATATGTCCAAAATTCGTTCCATATTGTATTTAATATCCAAAAAGGTTGACAAACTCCTATTGTGACTGTATAGTATATATATAATTAATAGTGAGAGGCACAAAATGAGAACACAACCACAAGATATTATTGCTAAACTTGAAGCAGATAATTCACGTTTGGGCAAAGAAGCAATACTTAAATCAGCATACGAAGAAGGACTTCCTGAGTTTTTTGAAGGTCTCACAATGGCTCTTGACCCACTGGTAACATTTGGCGTGAAGCAAGTACCTGTAAAAGATGAAGTAATTTCTGCACAAGGTTGTGAATGGAAAATTTTTAAAGAACTTGCAGACAAATTAATTGCACGAGAACTCACAGGACATGCGGCACGTGATGCAATTAATCTTGTTATGAGTTCAGCAACAGCAGAACAATGGAATGGTTGGTATCGTAGAATTCTTATCAAAGACCTACGTTGTGGTGTAAGTGAAAAGACTGTTAACAAAGTAGTACCAGGTACTGTGCCTGTGTTTACATGTGCTCTTGCTCATGACAGTGCCAAACATGAAAAGAAAATGACTGGCAAGAAGCAGATTGAAATCAAACTTGATGGTGTTAGAGTACTAGCAGTATGTCGTGAAGGTAAAGTAGAATTGTTTAGTCGTAATGGCAAACAGTTTCATAACTTCCCTCATATTATTGCAGAGATTGAACAAGTACTTGCAGAGAAACCTGCACCATATGACTGTGTATTAGACGGTGAAGTAATGAGTGCTAACTTCCAAGACCTTATGAAGCAGGTACATCGCAAGGACAATGTAGAAGCAAATGATGCTGTACTACACTTGTTTGATACTATTCCATTAGGCTGTTTCCAAAAAGGCGAGTGGGATAAGCCACAAAGTTTTAGAAGTGAAATAACCAAGGCTTGGGTAGAGGAGCATAAGACCGTCTTAGAGCACGTACAAGCGTTGGACTGGGAAACTGTAGACTTAGACACTCCCGAAGGCAACAAACGCTTTGTAGAGCTTAATAAAGCGGCTGTAGACGGTGGATATGAAGGTGTAATGATCAAAGATGTTGATGCACCCTATGAATGTAAGCGAACACACGCTTGGTTAAAAGCAAAACCATTTATTGAAGTTACACTAGAAGTAAAAGAAATTGAAGAAGGCACTGGCAGGAATGAAGGAAGGCTTGGAGCATTAGTTTGCGAAGGCGTTGACGACGAAAGACACATTAAAGTTAATGTTGGGTCCGGGTTTAGTGATGACAATCGCGACAGTTTTTGGGCAAACAAAGATTCTATTTTAGGACAATTAGTAGAGGTACGAGCAGATGCTATTACACAAAATCAAGATGGTACTTACTCGCTTCGTTTCCCGCGATTCAAAACCTTCCGCGGATTCGAAATACACGAAAAGTTATAGGCACGAAAATGCTAGATGTGTGTGGAATCTCGAAAGTGAAGGTTGAAGTACATTCCTTTATAATGGGAGATGTTGAAGATCCTGATCTTTATGTAGCGGCTCCTATATATGACTGGCAACAAACTGATTTAGGTAAGTGGTGTATGGAACATGGTACAGATTTAGTCTACCATATCAGTGCTGATCCTAGCACATTTGGCTACAGAGTTACTATCACAGGCGAGTTCGATCCTAAATACGAATCTTTCTTTATACTCAAAAAAGGTTGATTTTTTTGTCTTTGGCATATATACTTTTAAAAATTAACTTTTCAGGAGAAGAGGATGCCTCGTAAAAAAGCAAAATTAGCACCACGCATTAAACGCGGAGCCAAAGTAGTTGGACCTAGTTTTGAAGGCTGGGAGAAATTATCAGGACAAGAGTTTAGCAGACTATTACATGGTGCTCAACGTTTCTATTACGAAAACTACAAAGACTCAGATATGCTACCTAGTGTATGGGAGTGGATGTTAGCAAACGAGTATTCTAAAGACGATGTAAAGGCCGCTAAAGCCGCAAGTGGGATGTCTGCTATTAGCACCACAACCTGTTGTTTGGTTATGGTATTAAAAGATGGCTGTCCTGATTACAATAAGACATATGCTGATCATTGGTTGACGTTGAAAGGCACTACCGGAGAAGTTACTCCGCTTACCGAGCACATACACAAAAGAGTCAAAGTTGCTATAGAAAACGGCAAAGACA